AGCCGCCGGGGATAGTCGTCCCCTGCCAGCACCGCGTTGCAGGCATCCAGCGACTGCAAAATGAGGTAAGAGGGGCTGGTAGAGCCGAACAGCGCCAGCGCGCCCCGCACAGCCGCTTCGTCCTGCACAGGGGCATCGTGCGCCAGATGCAGATACGCACCGCCGGTGACCACCGGCAGGGTCTTGTGGGCAGAGTCGCAGCACATGGCCGCACCCTGCGCGATGGGGTGACAGTTCTGCGGCAAAAAGCGCAGATAGGCGCCGTGGGCGTTATCCACCAGCAAAGGCACGCCCTGCGCCCGGCAGACCGCCGCCAGCGCCGGAATATCCTGCACCCCGCCCAGATAATCCGGGCTGGTGACGTATACGCCAAAGGGGCTTATCCCCTGCTGTGCCAGCGCGTGCAAAGCCCCTGTTAGTGCTTCGGCTGTGACGGGGCAGCTGCACAGTGCACCCTCTGCCTGCGCAGACGGCCAGAGCCAGCGGATATCAAAATCCAGCAGCGCCGCCGCATACAGCAGCGCCTTGTGGGCGTTGCGGACGGCCAGCAGCACCGGGCGCTTACCGTTTTGCGGTGCGCCTTGCAACGCCAGAAACAGCATGGCACGGATGCACTGAGATGAGCCCTCAGTGCTGTAATAGCTGTGCGCCGTGCCGAACAGCCGGGTGGCGTTGGCTTCACTCTCGGCAATAATGCCCTCCGGCGCGTAAAGCTCGTCTGCGCCGCAGATCTCGGTGATATCCAGCGGCTCAAAGCCTAAAAGGCTCTGCCCCTTGTGGCCGGGCATATGCAGCCGGGCGGTGCCGGACTTTGCATAGCTGCGCACAAAATCCACGATGGGGGTGGTCATGCTCATTCGCAGGCTTCGCCATCGGCGCAGGCGTTGCAGGTAGAGCCCAGCTCAATAGGCACCTCGATGCCCTTGGCTGCCAGTTCCTGATTCTCGGCTACCTTGATCATGATAGCGCACTCCATGCGCTTTTTGAACAGCTCGCAGCCGTACTCGTACACGCCGGTAATGCTGCCGGTGGCGTGGTAGGAGTTGGCAGCGCAGCCGCCGGAGCAGTACAGCTTTGCCCAGCAGTCCTGACACTCCTTGCGGGCGTAGGCGTTGCAGTGCTTGAACTCATCCCGCACAGCGGTGTTGGTAACGCCCTTCCAGATATCGCCCAGCAGGTACTTGGGGTCACCCACGAACTGGTGGCAGGGGTACAGATCGCCCCAAGGGGTAACAGCCATGTACTCGGTGCCGGAGCCGCAGCCGGAGATGCGCTTATAAATGCAGGGGCCGCCGGTCAGGTCGATCATGTAGTGGTAGAAGGTAAAGCCTCTGCCCTCGCGGTCGCGCTTGATCATCTCCTTGGCAAGGATCTCGTACTGCTCCTTCAGGATGGGCAGATCGGCCTCGGTCAGGGCGCTGGGGTCGCTGGGGTCGCAGACCACCGGCTCCATGCTCAGCTCAGTAAAGCCGAGGTCTGCCATGTGGAAGATATCGTTGGTAAAGTCGGTGTTATAGTGGGTATAGGTGCCGCGCATATAGTAGTTCTTGTCGCCGCGCTTCTTGACGAACTCCTGGAACTTGGGCACGATGCGGTCGTAGCTGCCGTTGCCTGCGCAGTCCACGCGGAAACGGTCGTTGACCTCCTTGCGGCCGTCCAGACTCAGCACCACATTGTGGCACTCCTTATTGCAGAAGTCGATAACGTCGTCATCAATGAGCACACCGTTGGTGGTCATGGTAAAGCGGAAGTTCTTGTTATGGATCTTCTCCTGCTCGCGGCAGTAGGCCACCAGCTTTTTGACCATATCAAAGTTCATCAGCGGCTCGCCGCCAAAGAAGTCCACTTCCAGATTGCGGCGGGTGCCGCTGTTCTCGATGAGGAAGTCCATGGCGCGCTTGCCCACCTCAAAGCTCATCAGGGCGCGGTCGCCGTGGTAACGCCCCTGCGAGGCAAAGCAGTAAGAGCAGCTCAGGTTGCAGCTATGGGCAACGTGCAGGCACAGCGCCTTTACCACGGTGTTGCGGTTCTTGAAGTCAAAAGCCATGTCCTTATAGACATCCGGGCTCCACAGCTTGCCGTTTTCCTTCAGGCTGGTCACGTCGTCGATGCACTGGCGCAGATCCTCCTCGGTCACGTCCGGGCGGCTGCCGTACTTTGCCAGCATGGCAGCAACGATCTCGTCTGCGGTATGCTCCGGGTACATGGCGATGACATCGTAGGCCACCTCGTCCACAACGTGCACCGAGCCGCTGCAGGTGTCCAGCACGATGTTATAACCGTTCAATTGATACTGATGTACCATTTTACACTCCATTTCAGATTACACAAAAAAATGCCGCCCGGCAAAGGCGGCATAAGGTTTGCAAAAATTACTTGTTGCTGTTCTCGCACTGCTGGTTAGCCACGCCGCAGGAGGTCTTGCAGGCGGACTGGCAGGAAGTCTGGCACTCGCCGCAGCCACCGGTCTTAACGCTCTTGGTCAGGTCACGAGTAGCAATAGTCTTAATACGCTCCATGATAGAAACCTCTCTAACTCTCAAAAATTTATCGCGCCGGACATAGTTCCGGTACGCTTTTATCTTGTAATAGGATATCACGCAGCGCGGCTTTTGTCAAGATTTTTTCGCTAAGCCTTTTCACCCGCCCATGGGCTGGTAGCGGGTAAGCACCGTGTGCAGCCCCAACTCCCGGGCACGCGCCAGTAAGTACCGGTAACGGCACAGTAGTGCCTGCCGCTCGTAGATGCGCTGCTCGATCAGGTCCGTATCCACCTCCATATCAAACATCATCTCGTTACGCTTCAAACAGAACAGGCATTCCTTCAGTTCCTCCTCCAGTTCCGGATGGTAGCGCTCGTGCTCGGTATCCCGCGGGACGCGGGGCGAAAGCAGGGTCTGGGCATTCTGTGTGGTTCGTTCCGGCATAGGCATCCTCCTTCTGGTGCTTTGTAAGGTTTTGTACCTTCCAGTATAGGCGGTGCGGTGCGCAGAACCTGCCGAAGCGTGGCAGCGCTCCGGCATAGATTATCCGGCGCTGCTGCGGCATTTTCCAAAAAAGTACAACTTTTTTCAAAAATATGCTTGACAACTCCGGGCTTTTCCCGTATAATAGCACACGTTGAGCGGCTCACCCCGCAAAACACAACAGAATATTGGGGATTTGCATAGTGGTAGTGCGGTAGACTCTGACTCTACTTGTGGGAGTTCGATTCTCTCATCCCCAACCATTAGAGAGCTAGGCGAACACAGTTCCATCTGCATGGTGGGTTCTGTGTTCGTTTTGCTTTGTCCTCTTCCAACAGTCGATAGAAAACCGACGCTCACTAATCGGCATTGAAAAAGGCCCGGAGCCTTGCGTTACACACGCAGGTTCCGGGCCTTTTTTCGTTTCAGTTTTCCGTATTTCGTTCTAATTTGCCATATTCTGTATTTTTCTGCCAAAATCCTGACAAGCCGGTTTCAAATCGGTAAAATTCTTGGCAAAGGAGATACAGGCTATGATTAGGATTATGCTGTCCACCCGCCTTGGCGAACGGCGGATGACGCAGAGTGAACTTGCTCGCGCCACCGGGATCCGCAGCCAGACCATCAACGAAATGTACCATGACTTCTCCGATCGGGTCAATCTGGATGACCTCGACCTTATCTGTGAAGCCCTGGACTGCACACTCAGCGACTTACTTATTTATGAGCCGAATGAGGTGCGCAGAGTAAAAGAGGTCCGGCGAATCCCGAAAACGGTGAGCAAGAGCCGCAAAAAGTAAGCACATCTCCCCTGCCCGGACGTTTATTCGTCCGGGCTTTTTTCATCTTCATCATTGCGCAGCTGGATGGTCTGCCCATCCGGCATGATGATTGCAACCTTGCCGCCGCACAGTTCTGCTGCCTTGATAAGGTCATCCGCCGACCAGCGGTTCATGCGCACCTTGTTGCTCATTGCCTGCTTGCTGCTCATACCGAGGACTTCAGCCAGATCTGTCTGCTTCTTCCCTGTCATGGAAAGCAGCCCCTTGATGATGTCCGACACTGTCATGTGTTCATCCACTCCTTTCATGTATAGAGTACACCAAAATCAATTACTTGTCAACCTCTTTTATTTCAAAGTAAATCAAAAAAGTTTATCAAAACTATTGACAAGTAAACCGAAAAGGTGTACAATGTAGATGTAAGGCAGAGAGCGAAAGCCCCTTACGGAAAGGAGTGAGGTGAATGGAAGACATGAACGTAACCAAGGCGTTGCTCAAAGCAATCCTCGAACTCATCGAGAAGTGCGACACGCTGGAAGAGCTTAGAGAGAGCGTCAAGAAAATCATGGAGGAATAAAAAAAAGAAGACCAGCCACCGTCCAAAGCAACTGATCTTCAACACCGAAACAACGGCGAGCCGGGAGCCTTACCCCGGCCGCCCTCTATTTTATCAGAGTAAGGCCAGAAAGACAAGAGGGTAACACAATGAAGTACATCGATATCAACCGCAAGTTCACCGAGACTGTCAGCAGCTACATCGCACAGGGCTATATCATCAACACCGCTTCGATGTCCGGCAGTCAGGGCGAGATCGCTCACATCGACCTGACCGACGGTAAGCAGATTGTCCGCGTTCTGCTGGACAGCTTCACCGAATGGGAAGATTACAACCAGCTGGAAGGTCTGAAGCTCGTGGTCGGCATCGCCGCTGACAACGTCAATCCCAACGATAACCAGCGCGGCGATGTCATCTGGAACAACCGGTTGGATGTCATCTCCTGCGAGAAGTTCTACAAGCTGAGCAGCAACCGCGACGATTCCGTGTTCTACGGAACGCGAGAGGAGGCCACCGCAGCCAATGAAAAGCGCTTCGAGCGCTACTGCCGCCGTGACTGCCGCATCAAGAAGCACCTTCCAGAAAAGGCTTCTCCGCTGGTCAAGGAATTCGTTCGCCGGAAGTTCGGCCTGAAGCGTGTCGTGGTGAGCAACATCCAGATCGCCAAGCAGAGCGGCGTGTATACCGTCACCTACAACCAGCACAGCGCCCAGCTGCACTGAGGAGGGCAAAACAATGAAAAAGGTAATCTTTACTTACGATTCCAAGGATATGAAGCACGGCATCAATGGCGAGATTGGCGAAGCTTGCGCGTCCATCCTGCTGGACGATGACCGGGCAGAGGAAATCCGGGTAGCATTCAACGAAAACCGTAAAGCCGCAGCCGCCTACACCATGCGGGAACGGGCAATCGGTTTCTGCTGGAGTTGTGAGCATCTGCGTGGACGCGGCTTTATCGAGGGCAGCATCAAGAGTGTACAGGTTGAGGACATTTAACAGGAGGGTTTCACCATGAGCATTGCAACTACTATTCTCAATCAGCTGGGCGGGCCGGGATTCGTTATGATGACCGGGGCCAAGAACTTTGTTTCGGACGGTAACACACTCCGTATGGCCCTGCCGCGTAACGCCAGCGGCGCGAATCGCCTTTACATCACTCTGACCCCGATGGACGATTACACGATGCGGTTCTTCAAGCACACCAATGGCCGGATCACCCGCACGGGCCGCTGGATTGATGACAAGAATACCGATGTCGAGGTGGTCAATGGCGTGTTCTGCGACACGTTGCAGGAGAACTTCACCCGTGTTACCGGGCTGGCAACTCATCTTTGATAGGAGGACAAGAATATGGCAATCGTTGAGAGTGAAAGCGATCTGATGATGGGATGGCTGATGATCCGCACCTTTTACAACTCGCCCAGCATCCCGGACTACTCCGGCAAGGCGGATGCCCTGATCCGCTTAAAGCGGGCGATGCGGAAGTTCATGCGCGAACAGCCGCCGTGCCGGGAGTGGATCGTTAAGGACTACTACGATGGATCGTGCATCCAGCTGGAGCAGTTACCGGATGAGCTGGACAGTTACACCGAGGACGAAGTGCAGGAGTGGTTCATGTGGAATCGGTACATGACCGCCACGCCCAGCCAGTACGATTGCACGGGTCAGCTGTTCACAAACTGGTTCAAGCTGACCCGGCGGCGTGGTCACTGGTTCGCATACCATTCGATTAGTCGAGATGTTTAAGGAGGAAGCACAATGACAGACGAAAAAGCTATTGAGAAGATGCTATATGACCAGCAGCAGGGCTGGCCGCTGTGCCCCCGCTGCGGCGAGAGGATGCCGGACAAGCTGACCCATGGAGCATTGAGCCGCCACGCCAAGGGCGTGTACATCTGCGAGGCCTGCGGCACCGATGAAGCCCTCCGGGATTGGGCCGGGAACGTCAAACCGCTGTCCGACTGGGTGCTGGTTCGCGTATACAATGGAGATCTTCGGAGGTAATCGATATGGAAGAAATGCTCCTGTCACTGAATGGACCGTGGTCAAACGCAGCCTGCATCGGCTACTGTGTCATGGCGATGCGCAACGCCGGTTTGAGTGAGAAAACACAGCGCAAAGTCCTTGATGAACTGACCCGGTGTTTCGACGACGTGAGTGTTGAAGACGCTGCACAGATGAAGTTCTAACAAACAAAAAATCCCCCTGCACTGGCCCGAAGGTCAATGCAGGGGGATTTTTGCGCGCTACCGAGGTAGCCAAATACAAAATCAAGAGTGGACCATGCCGGGCCGCTCTCTACAAAAGCCGAAGCTTTTCAAGTGCCTCTATTTTACACGGCACTCATGCAGCAGTCAAGACTTTTTGCCCAGTGCTGCGGTCATAACATCAAAGGCGTGTTCGATGACAGCATCCAGCACCTCGTCGGCGATGGCCCAGCGGATAGCCGCCGGGCACTTGGCGCGGAGAGCGGCGAACACCTGCTTCTTCTTTTTGGCACCCTGCCCGCTGCCCATGATGGACAGCTCGGCCTTTTCGACCAGCTCCAGAGCCAGATCCTTGACGGTGGCCTTGTAGCCCAACCGGATGCCACCGACCGCCAGCGAAACAAAGCCCACCAGCATCAGGGCAAAAGCGATGGGCGCGGGAATAAAACTAAGCATAGCTTCCATGATATTTCTCCTTTATGTTCATCAGCGCCCCGGAGATGCCCCTCTGGGGCGCTTTGTGTCGTTTATGATAGTGGGATAGGTCAGATGTACTTATCGGCCCAGGAAATAGCTTTCCAGCTCGCCGGGCCGCAGATGCCGTCCGGGGTCAGATTATACTTTTTCTGCGCTTTC